GAACAAAGAAGGTAAAGCTTCTCCATTGCCTCTCATATCTATTGTTATTTTTTCGGAATTAGGAAAATGAATGTGATACAATTCTCTTAAAAATTCTCTTTGTTCGGGCAAACTTAACCCACTATGAGTTTTCGTATAAATTACATCCTTAGTATATGTTCCGTTTGCTCTTTGTTTTAATTTAATTACATGGGTACAAGCATTATCGGAATCGGAAGCATCACTAATTGCAACGTCATGGGTTATAATATAAGATGAATTAGATTTTCTAGGTTGTGTTAATTCACATTTATCCAATATTCTGCTTGGGTTGGTCAATTCATAAGGATAATAAGAATCTCCACTTGAACCAACAAACACCCCGTCATACTCGTACACAAATTCCTCGTTTGTCATATTAGGTTTATTTTTTTCGTCTAATATATCGTCTTCATCAAATATTCCTGATTCAACTCCGACATGCCAATCGAGCGAACATACAAAGTAATTTTTTGCCCCACCTTCCATTTTGTCGCAAAAATATTTAAAACGTTTATATAAATCACTTGTCTTTAAATAGGCTGAAGATATATATATTACCTTGCCCTTTTCCATCATGCCATGTGTTATTGCTACTGGTCTTTTTGTTTTAGTCATAGGCACAAGTATTGTGTTTATTATACTGTCTTGAACAAGTCTAGCCTCGTCAATAAGCAAGTAATTAAATCTCCATGATCTTGCCCCGTCTCCATTGTTTCTGCCTAACACTATCGCACGTATCTCAGAGCCATTTTTAAAGTTTACAACACAATCATCTGATCCTGTTTTTATAGGAAAATTTATTTCTCTTGCTATAGCAGGGTTGTTGGCTAATTCACCTTTTATCTTCTGTATAATTACGTTCCTAGCCTGACTTCCTTGCCCTGATGCAATTCCACATTTTAGCCCTTTATATAAAATACAGGAAGCTACAAAGAACACTGCTGACAACCAAGACTTACCAAGTCCACGGCAGCAGATCAAAAGCACGTATTGGTTTCTTGACATAGCTCTCAAAATCAATCTTTGGAATAAATATAGTTTTAATCCTAATACTTCTATGCAGAACTTATCTATGTATTTTCTATAATATACAATGAATTTAATCCATTCTTCCTCGGTTAAATTATCTTTTTTATCCTTTATCGGGTCATAGCTGTTTGGATTGTCAACATTATCGTAGCTTCCCTCTTTGATTTTCCTACTGCTATGACTAAAATTCTTATGACTCGCCATTTATTTCACTTCCTTATAATGACTTTCTTATGTTTGCAAATTGCTTCAATAAATGGTCTAGCTCGTCTTCGGGGAACTCTTCGGTGTCATATATCCATTGTTTGCTTTCAATCTTATCTACAACCTGACTTATTCCTGATATACCTGCGTCATTAGCTCCTCTTGTATTCTCACTAAACTGAGCAGACTTTGAAAGTGTATCGAAAATAGATTGTAAATCTTTATACCTTTTATCAGCTCCACTAACGCCTTGAATCATAGCCTCATATGCTTTATCTGTTGCTAAAGATGCTTTTGCTATTTTCCTTGCGTAATCCATATGATTAGTTGTTATAATATTAAAATCACTCTGTAGTTTTGACAGGTAATCATTTAAATAATCTGAATCTGCATATGAGTAAGTTCCCATCCATTCTAAATTGTAAACTTTTTCATCTTTGTTTATTGCTGCTTTAACTCTATCAGGGGCAACTTCGTCATCAACTTCCCCGTCAGTCCATACAAGGTCTGTTGGTTGAAATTTATTTTGTAAATTGAGTTGCCTTATATAATAACCCAATGTTCTATTATCTTTCTTCATGGCTTCTTCATAGATTTTTTGATAAAAAGGCATGTTTAAATAGTCTCTCAACACTTCACGGAACTTATCTCTACTTGGCATACCGTTCTCATCGAAACATAGCCCCTCAAGACACTCTTTGCACCAATAGCACTTACCATAATATATTTCAAATCTTGGATCGTTTGAGTTATAAAAACCTCTTCCTATATTTTTTGCTTTTCCACATATAGGACAGGTTATTTTTGTATCGTCCTTTTTTACGTTTTTAGCTACTTTAGCCATAGTTTATTTTCACTTCCTTATTGGATTTTTGAGTCCAAACCAAAGCAAGTCGACAATCAGTATTAGATTATCGATTTGCTCAATTTAGATTCAAATTATTGAATTTTATTATTAATTATTACGATAAAATTCGTGTTTTATGTTGTACTAAGTTACGAACAATGTAAATCTATGACGCATTAAAGATTATATAATATTTCGGCTACGGCTTGGGTTTCTATTGTGCTATTGGCTAAATAGCTGTCATTGTTGCCCCACCCATCAATAGGGTATTCGTGATATCCTACAGGGTACATTTTTTCCAACAAATAGCCAAAAATATTAACTGCCTGCTGAACTTCTGAAATATTCCCTTTTGCCAATGTTCCTATTGCGTATGCAGCAGAATGTCCAAACCCACGTCTGTTTTGCGCATAATTGAAGCCGATTTCTCTTAATGCACCTGATGGTGCTGTACCTTCTAACGCCCTTTGAGTAATTGCAAATATCCATTGAGAATAAGGCACACATATTGCATAATCCATAGTCGGGAAAACTTCATAATGCCACTCCGTAGTAGTTACAGCACTATTGCCTACTCCATGTGGGATTATAGTGTCATATATCCTTACAGTTTCAAGTCTTATTTTTATTCTGTTGTAACAATTTCTCCTGTTTGTGTCCTCTACTATATCAAGACTCGCTTTAATTGCTTTTAATGCAGATGATTCTGCGTTTGTATTTTCAAGACTTTGGCTTGCATGGGTTAAGCACATTTTACCACCACCGCCAGAGTAGGTTTCAATCTGTAAATAGCAATCTGCAAGACCATGAATTATGTTAGTGACTTCGGTTACTTTTGCTTGATTATTCAAATCAATATATTTGTTTCTGAGATATGGTAAGCAAGCTGTATTCCTTCCCATATATTCGATTCCGCTATCCCAACTTTCGCTTAGAAACTTATTCCAAAATCCTGTTTGAGTTCCACCGCCATATAGAGTGTTTATCATGTAATCATAGTTGACATTTATTTGTGCCCACGTATCTATGCCCGTTAAGTCCATGTAAGCTAAGTCTTGTATTATGTTGCATCCTGGGAACATGGGTTTGCCAGTGGATATATTTATAACAGTATCATTGAAAGCTTTCATGTCTATTAAAAATCTTTTGCATTGTTCTGCCAATACGTATTTTAAATTATTAACATTTTCTTTTGTTGCTCTTGTTTTCAAAGGGTTCATTCTTTTATTTGCTTCTTTAGTATAGTCAGTCTTAACAAATCCTTTAGGGGAATACATAAATCTAGTGCTCCACATGCTTCCTGCTGGGATTGCAAAAGTAGTTGGGTTGGTATTTTGCCATAAACACATAAACCTGTTTACTCCGCTGTCTATATCGCAATACTTTGTTAAAGGGTAGGTATTTGTATCAGGATAGTCAGGGTTTATTTGTATATCTTTTATCATTCCCAAAATTATTGGGGCGGTATCTCCATCGCAAATAGCTGCACCGTTGTAAATATTCATCGTAGTGGAGTTTATCGAGTTCCAGCGTGATTTGAAATTTACTCCATTAAATACTCCAGAAGATATTGTAGCAGCAGTTGATATTCTGCAATCTATATCAAAATTCCCGTTAAACCAAAGTCTTACCTTTGTAGTGCCTATAATATTTGTATTATATACAAAATTAAAATTAACAATGCAATCCATATACATTATACCAGAGCCAATAAATGAATAATTAAGTACATTAATATTTGATGCAGTTGTTGTTTTTATGTCAGCGTAAGTATTGTTCTTTATGGATATTTCCAATAATTGAATAAGCGTTCCTGTGTCTATTGTATCGACTAACATTCTACGCAAATGATATGCACTCGCTTGTTCAAAAATTAACTGTATCCCGTTTGCGGTCATGCCCTCTTTTTTTGTGCCTTCCGTTGCGCTAATAATAGAATGAGCAACTATAGGAGTATAAGTGTTACTCTGATCTGCTTCATAAATTTTAATTAAATATGTGTGAGATTCCAATGCGGTTGTAAATGTGTCACTTACCCATATAGTTCCGTGTTTCAACGAGCCATCGTTATATGTTTCAAAGCTAATTCCTGTCTTTTGATGAGCATCACCCTCCCATTGAAACGGCACTTTTGTCAATACTGGGTAAGTATCTCCGTTGCCGCTTAACTGCATAGCCTGAAGATATACTTCTATGCAATTAACGTTTTTGCATTCGCCTTTTTCAAAACTTATATATATTCCCACTGGCGAATTGGTATAAGCGGCAGCAGTTAAAGGGTTTTTTGCAACTGCCTGAAAATAAGTAAAATCATTTTTAAACCTTTTTGCTGTTCCGATATATTTTTTATAAGTATCGAACGATGACTGATTCGCCTTTTTATCCAATGACGCATTAACGTCGTTTATAATTTTGTCATAATTTTTATAGGTTTTCATTCCCATATATTTTTACCTCCTTTCTTATAAAAAATCAAAACCATAATGCCGAATATGAATAGACCGCCCC